CCAGAATGACTAAAGAGCAGTTGATTTGCTCCTTATTTGCTCGAATGGCTCAAGAAGTGGTGGAGATGACAAAGCACCCCCGCCCGAAGAACCCCAAGAAGCCGGCAGCCTAATGGAAGAAGCCCTGATTGACGAATTGAAGCTGCTCGGCTGGCACGAACTTTAACCCAACCCTGAACAACAATGAAAAAAATGACGAACGAACAATACTGGATGCGCCGAGACCGCGCCGAGAAAATGAAATCTCTTTACGGCTGCCCAATAGACTTTTCGGAAGACGAACTCAAGCCCCGGCCCGGTATCGTACAGAACCTTGTCTTTTCCGCTCTGCTGGTTGGGATTTTTGCAATCATTTATTTCATCGTTAAATCTTAGTGAATTATGAACGGATTAGATCAATTTGTAACCTCTATTGTGGAGCAAACCATAGAATCCCTTCATGAACGTGGCTTGTTGATTTTGAATGAGTCCGAGGAAGAGAATGCCACTCGCATGTTCGACGGCAAAATATGGCTTACCCTTGAGGATCTGCGGAAACACCCTGCTTGTTTATGGGGTAGGAAAAAGGTTCGTAACCTGTTGCAGAACCATGAAATAGAAGACATTGGCACCAATCAACGCGAATACAGAATTTCCGCGATAAGCGTGTACAGGTATTTGACCCAAAAGACATCCAAAACCAGGACGGACATGAACAAACCTCCCGCTAAGCGGAAACGTAACTCCGTCAGTACCCTTTCCAACTACCCATAACCAAAAAGGCCGGGGCCAGCAGGAACTGACGCCCGACCTGAATACAATAAACAAGACAATAATATGAGCCTATTACAAAACATCAAGCGCGGAGTGCAGCAGCGTCCGCAGCGGGTCATCATCTACGGGCCGGAAGGCGTGGGAAAATCCACGCTGGGGGCCGGGCTGCCCGCCCCCCTCTTTCTGGACACGGAAGAAGGAACCCAGCACATGAATGTGGACCGCATCCAGGTAGACCACTACGGCGCCATGCTGGAAGCCCTGCAGGACATTTACAAGGAAGCCCGGAACGGAAACCTCCCTTACAAAACGCTCGTCATCGACACGGGAGACCGCCTGTGGGACATGTGCGCCCGCCAGGTCATCAGGGACTACAACGCCTCCCCCAAAGACGGAAAAATCTCCTCCATTGAAAGCATCGGCTATGGAAAAGGGTACGCCCAGTCCAGCGAAATGTTCGTCAACCTGCTTTCCGTCTTTGACAACTGCCGGAGCGCAGGGCTGCACATCGCCGTCATCTGCCATTGCCGCGTGGAAACGGTGAACCCTCCGGAAGGGGAAGCCTACACCATGTACACCATCAAAATCAACGCTCCGTCCAAACAGGCCATCACCGCCAAGGAAAAACTCAAGGAATGGGGGGACGCCATCCTGTTCTGCAACTACGTGACCACCTTCACGGACGGAGGCAAGGCCAAAGGCGGAGAACTGCGTGCCGTCTATACGGAGCACCGGGCCACCTGGGAAGCCAAAAACCGACACGGGATGCCCGCGGTGATGGCGATGGACGCCGGGGAAATCTCCCGCTTTCTGTTTGCCACGGATTCCGATTCTTCCGGGGGCGCTCCTGCAACTGACGCCCCTCCGGCAAACGATGAACAGGCACCGCCTCCCTCCGCATCCGCGGGAGATCGTCAGGCGGATGCCCTAGCCGCGGTGATTGACCACGCAAAAGACGCCCTCGCCTTCATGATCAGCCGCGGAATCATTACTGCCGGACAAGGGCTGGAAGAAGTCCCGGCGGAATATGCCGCCCGGATTTTGAAAACTCCCGCCCGGTTCAATAACTCCGTAAAAGAATTCATGGAAGGAGGGGCGTGCCGATGAAACCCGTCACCTGCATCAACGTCGCCCGCGAAACCGGGCATGCCGTCCTCTCCCTGGACGGAGCGGAATACGCCGTCAGCCTGGACGACCTGCAAAAAATCCTCGCTGACATTGCCGGGTCCCGTCCGGCCCCGGCCACAGAACTATTGAGGCCGTCCCTGCTCCCCAAGCTGGCGCAATGCCCCTGCTACGTCTCCTCCCCCGACGCGGGGGAAGCGGCCCGGCGGGGAACCCGCATGGACGACGCCTTCCGGTCCCTGCTCATGGGTGTGGACGAATTCAGGGCGTGTGAACACCTGAAAGCCGATGAAAAAGAATCCATCCTCTGGGCGGTGAAAACGGTCCGGACGCTCTGCTCCGGGGAAGAAGTCATTGCCGACAAAAACCGCTGCGCCTTCCCGCAATGGCACCCCCGCGTGACAGGCGGGGAAGCGGACTGCCTCTGCCCCGCGCTCGGCAAACTCTTCGACCTCAAAAGCGGCCAAATCCGCAACTACTGGGAACAGCAGGCCTCTTACGCGAAATCCTTCATGGAACGGGAATTCCTGGATGAAATCACCTGCCACCTCCTCTACTGCGACCAGCAGCAAATCGTCACCCGGAAATTCACCTACCGGGAAGCCATCTCCATCGTCAACGGCGTGGTGGACGCCGTGGACCGCGGCGGCGGGCCGCGCCTCTGCGACTACTGCGGCTGGTGCGCCTCGCAGGACACCTGCCCGCTGCGGAACCGGGCGGCGCAGGAAATGCTGACCCTGGCGGAAGCCGGAACGCTGGAAGAAAGCTTCGCCGAAATCGCGGAAAACCCATCCAGGCTGGCGGAATTCGTCACCAAGGCGGCTGTGCTGGAAAGTTACGTCAAAAAGGGAAAAGAAAAAATCCTCGACTACCTCAACAACGGCACGGAAGTCCCCGGATTCAGGCGCGTCTCCCGGAAAGGCACGGACACCGTCGCTCCGGAAGACGTCGCCAAATACGCCACCTGGATTGGCGTGCCGAAACTCCTGAAATCCTATGGCCCGCTCAAGGCGGACGTCTTCCGCGCCCTGTTCGCGGAAGCATTGCCGGAACAACAATTCCCGGAAGAACTGGTCAGGACGGGGGCCGGATCCTCCTACGTCAAAAAAATCTCCGTCTCCAAAACCGCAACCACCAAATAACCATTATGTTCAGTTACATATCAGAAGGCGAGCCCAGCGAATACGGATTCCTCCCCGCGGGCGTCTACGAAGGAAAAATCGTCAAAATGGAAGAAGGAATCTCCCAGGGCGCCAAAACGCGGGGATGCCCGCAGCTGGCCGTCCACATCAGAGCCTTCGGCCCTGAAGGGGCGGCGACGGTCCGTTACTACCTGACCAACTCGAAAGACCTGGCCTGGAAAATTGACCTGTTCGTCAAAAACGTCACCGGGAACGTCTACCAACCCGGCCAGCAGGTCATCATCAACCCGGCGGAATACCTCGGCAAACCCTGCTACGTCCGGCTCAACGTCAGACAGGGAGACAAGCCCAGGGCAGACGGGACTTATCCCGAATTCAGCAACTGCGAAGACGTGCTGGGGCCGGACGAAGCCCGGGCCATCATGGCGGCTCAGGACAGGGCAGCGGCGGGGCGCGGCGGAGCGTCCCTGCCTCCGCGCCCGGCGGACCTGCCGGCCAACAACCACATGAGCGCCACGGCGGGACCGCCGGCGGAAGAAGACGAAATTCCCTTCTAATCAACAGCCATGAACAAGCCGATAACCATCATGCTGCCGATCGTTCCCCCGACGAAAACGCACCAGAACAAAAAAATCGTCAACATCGGGAAACACGCCAAACTGGCGGACACGAAAGAATTGAAACTGGTCATCAGCGATTACCTGACCCTGCTGAAACCTTATCAACCGGCCCGGCCCCTGACGGGGCCGGTCTCCCTGAAGCTGGCCTTCGTCTGGCCCTACCGCAAGAGCGAGCCGAAAAAAAACCGGATCGGGCTCATTCCGAAAACGACCAAACCGGACTGGGACAACCTGGCCAAAACCCTGCAGGATGTCCTGACCCGGTTGAGATTTTGGGAGGATGACGCCCAGGTGTATTCCGCGTCCGTGGATAAATGGTGGGGCGAAGAGCCACAAATAACAATCACTGTGCAAGAAGGATCAGAGCAATGAAACGGAATCCTCACATCATCGTTCAGCAGGTTTGCCCCATGAAGAAAACCGACGACGGGAAATATGAAGTTCAGGCCGCGATTGTACACCACAAAGGAATTATCGCCCGCTATCGCATAGAGTACCCCACGAAACGGCATGCCCGGTGGGCGCAGCACCTTATTTGCACAGTGAAAAATGCTTCACGCCTCCGTTGTTCTGATGAACTTAAAGCCTTGATTGAGGAAGGAACCCGATGAAAAAGCTTCAATGCCCGCTGTGCGGGGGTGATATTGCCATAGAAAAGCGCGTGCTCTACAGCGACAGACCTCTTCTGTTTCACGCGGGGTGCGAACAGTGCCGTTGGGAAACGAACAGAGGCTACGCCGCGGAGAAAGACGCCTGGAAGGATGCCGAAAAATATATTTCCGGATTCCCTCCCATCATGAGGGTCTGGCCGGGGGACAAGGTGAAACTCTTCGGAGACCGGCGGGTTAGGAAGGTCATCGGAAAAAACGCGAACCGGGGGATTCTTTACCTGGAAACGGCTTCCGGGCCTCCTGAACCCGTGCGGCATGACGATGTGATTCTGTGGCCGTGGGAGATTGAGCAGAAAGGAGGCCAGCAATGATTAACATCCTCTTATCCGTCAGGCGGCCTTTCTCCGGGAAAATTTTGTCCGGGGAAAAGAGATGGGAGTTGCGTAAAAATGCTTCACGCCTCAACAAAGGCGACTCCGTCACACTGTGGCTCTATGAATCCGGCCAGTACGGGACACGGGGCATCATCGGCAAGTGCCGTTTAGTTGTCACTGCTGGACTTCGACCATATCCCCCAAAGGGAATTTTAGAATGGACCATGAACCAAGCTTGCGTGACGGAAGAGCACCTGCGGAATTACCTGCCTTGCTATGTCTGGGGCGTCCAGGACCCCGTGAAACTTCCCGCCGCCGTGCCGCTCTCTGTCATCGGCCTGACTCGCCCGCCGCAAAGCTGGCAGTACCTCACTGACGAGCAGGCGGCGATACTGGAAAGGAGGCTCGCATGAAACTGACGCCTGAACAGAAAGCTTTTTACGAGTACGGAAAAGCAGTCGAAACTCTCGAAACCAGAATTGAAAGGATTCGCAATAATGCCCGAATACGATTTAAAATGGAATATCACGAGCTGCCACTCCAATTTCGCGGAGGCTTATGGGACGACTTCCAACTGTACTACGCTATCGGCGACGTCCGCCGGAAGCGGGCCGCATGCAGGGCGTGGCAACGCCGCCGTTGCGAAACCTGCCTGAATGGGGATTACGAGTTTCCATACATATGCGATACGTGCTCACGAAGCCATTATGTTTCCGACAACTGGGAGCCGAGAAAGGAGGGAGAATCATGAAATACCTCTTTGACCTGCCGCCCCGTGACCTTGCACAGAAACCCTACGCCGTGGGATTGCCCCCGGAGGTGGATGCCTGGGCCAAGGCCAACAAGCACCGTATCGGAACCTATCGATCTTGGTGCAGGCCGCAATATTCCGTTTTTATCGGGAATGTCGATATGCTCCAGGAATTGTGCAACCTGTATGATGACTATGGGTTTATTGCCTACGGCAACACCAAGGGCGCTGCCGTTCAGCAGCTTTACAACAATCTCCAAATGCGAAAAGCCACGGTGGAAGATGCCTTGCGTTTCCTGCTGGGCTATTTGCAAGACCCGCAAGAGGCCAAGAAATACGTCGCGGCGTTTGGCGTGGATATGGCGGCGGACGGAAAGGAGGGGGAGTGAATGAGCTGGCTCTTTTCGCGGGCGCTGGTGGAGGAATACTTGGAAGCGAGCTGCTCGGATTCCGCACCGTTTGCGCCGTTGAGCTTGAACCCTACCCCGCAAGCGTACTGCTCGCCCGGCAGAATGACGGCCTACTCCCGCCTTTCCCGGTTTGGGATGACGTACGCACCTTTGACGGACGACCGTGGCGCGGCCTTGTTGACGTGGTATCTGGAGGCTTCCCGTGCCAGGACATCAGTGTTTCTGGAAAAAGAAAAGGACTGGAAGGGACAAGAAGCGGATTGTGGTCAGAAATGGCGCGGATCATTTGCGAAGTTCGACCGAGATTCGCATTCGTGGAAAATTCCCCAAACCTTACCAGGCTGGGACTTGACCGTGTCCTCGGAGACTTGGCCGAAATGGGGTACGATGCAGAATGGTGTGTGCTGGGAGCTGATGCCGTTGGATTACCCCATCATCGAGCCAGAATATGGATTCTTGCCCACCATGCGTGCATGTATCGCCAAACATGGACTGTGTTGGAAGAGAGCGGAGGAAGGCAAACCAAAAGGGAATTTGGAAGATTACTTGGCATATCTCTATGTCAGGAGCGGTGGGAAGCGAGTCAGGGGGATGTGTGTGTCAGCGTCTTTCGCCGCCCTGATGATGGGGTGGCCCCAGAAGTGGACGAGCTTAAAGCCCTTGGCAACGGGCAAGTTCCTGCAGTGGCGGCAACTGCATTCCGGGTTTTGCTTGGCAGATTCCAAGAAGGAAAGGAGGGGGAATGAAAGCCATTCTTGACGCCTGCTGCGGCTCCCGCATGTTCTGGTTTGACCGCCGCCATCCTGACGTGGTGTTCATGGACCGCCGGGAGGAAACACACACGCTTTGCGACGGGCGCACTCTGGAAATCAAGCCGGATGTCGTCGGAGACTTCCGGGCCATGCCTTTCAGTGACGGGGCGTTTCGCCTTGTCGTGTTCGACCCTCCGCACCTGATTCACGCCGGGGAATCGTCCTGGCTGGCCAAGAAATACGGAAAACTGGACAGGGAGACTTGGCAGGAGGATTTGAAGGCCGGTTTCCGGGAGTGTTTCCGGGTTTTGGAACCGGGCGGCGTTCTGGTGTTCAAATGGTGTGAGGATCAGGTCAGCACGGCAGAAGTGTTGAAGCTGGCCAGCCATGAACCTTTGTTCGGACACCGCCGCGGGAAGACCGTCTTCCTGGTCTTTATGAAATCTACAACCCCCAACTGACACTTTTTTGATATGCCAAATAGAATAATCAGAGAAGGGATTTTAACCAGCGAAGCGGTTAATTCTCTGAGCTGGGAAGCGGAGGTATTTTTCCGCCGCTTGCTCTCCGTTGTAGACGACTTTGGACGTTTTGACGCCCGTTCGTCTGTTCTACGCTCTGCCCTGTACCCCTTGAAACTCGACTCCATGAGGGAGGATTCCGTTCAACGTTGCCTCAAATCCTGTGAGGCAGCCCGGCTCGTCGTCCTGTACTCCATCGAGGGAAAAGAATATCTGGAAGTGACCAACTTCCGGCAACAGGTACGGAGCAAGAAAAGCAAATACCCTGCGCCTGATGCACATATGCGCAGCACATGCTTAGCAGATGCGCAGCATATGCACACTAAGACGGAGTCGGAGACGAAGACGAATAATACCCCCTCTACCCCCCTTCCGTGCACCGTGGAAGAAGTCGAAGACCATCTTCGGGCCGCGGCCTTTGCGGGGCGTGTGCGTTTAACCCCCGACCAGATACCGGACTGCGCCACAGCCTACTGGGGAAGCCGGGACGCCGTCAACTGGACCCGCAGCGGCATCCCCGTGACTAGGTGGCAGTCTGATGCCGTCAGCTTTGCCACCTCCTACGCCGTCAACCATCCGCCACCCCCTGGGAACGGAGACAAAGACCCTTACAGCAACCTTGAAGAACTTTAACAATCAACAATTTCAAAAAACATGATCGACTCTCAGACACTCATCGACGCCGAAAAACTGGTGCTCTCCCAGGCAATGGACGGCACCCAGGCCTTTGCGGACCTCCGGGACAAGGGCATCAGCCGCCAGACATTCAGCCTCCCGGCGCACCAGCAAATCTGGACCGCTCTGGAAACCGTCGCCGGCACGGGAGGAACCGTGGACGCCCTCACTGTCATCGCCCGCCTTGAAGCCCAGGGCCAGCTTGACGCCGTGGGAGGGCACGCCGGAGTCGTGGAGACGGCCACCTACGGAGCCCTTGCCCGGTACAAAACCGCCGCCGCCCTGGAAATGGTCACGGAAGCCGCCAAAAAACATGCGCTGCTCGCGTTTGCCTCCCGGATGGCGGAAGCCGCCGGCGATCAGCTCAAAAGCGCGGAAGAAGCCCTTGATGAAGCCGAGCGCGGCATGTCCGCCCTGCGGGACCGGTGCGGCGTCCGCCAGACCGAAACCATCCGCGGAGCCGTGGGAACCATCATTGAAAACCTGCAATGGCGCATGAACAACCCCGGAGCTATCAAAGGAATCTCCTCCGGATACCGCCGCCTGGACCTGACCCTGGACGGCCTGCAGCCCGGCGCCATGATCGTGCTTGCCGCCCGGCCCGGAGTCGGGAAAACCGCCGCCCTGGTCAACATCTTCACCAACATCTGCCTTGAGGGAACCCCCGTGGGCATGTTCAGCCTGGAAATGCCGAAATCCCAGCTCCTGGAACGCATCCTCTACGGCATGGCCGGCATCAACTCCGACGACATCCGCCGCGGCAAGCCGATGACGGTCGGACAGCAGCAGCATTTCACGGCCGCCGTCAGGAAAATCACGGCCGCCCCGCTGCACATCGACGACGAAAGCTCCCTTACCATCGACAGCATCAGAGCCCGGGGCCGCCGGATGGTCCGGGAACACGGCGTCAAATGCATCGGCGTGGACTACCTGCAGCTCATGCGTTCCACGTCCCGGCAGGCGGGCAACAGCCGTGAACGAGAAGTCTCGGAAATCTCCGCCGGCCTCAAATCCCTGGCCAAGGAACTCAATATTCCTGTCCTGGTGCTGGCCCAGCTCAACCGCGACGTGGAAAAAAGATCCGGGAACGCCCAGGGCAAACCGGTCGTTTCCGACCTGCGCGACTCCGGCTCCATTGAGCAGGACGCCGACCAGATCATCATGATCCACCGCCCCTACATGTACAAGCCCGACAAGCACGACCCCACGGAAGCGCAGTGGATCATCGGCAAAAACCGCTTCGGACGGCTGGGGCGTATTCAATTCCGCTGGACCGCGGAACTCACAAAATACGAGGAAGAACAGAATTACCCCGTCAATAAATAATGAAAAAACTGGACATTATTACTCAACCCTGCGGATCTCATGCCTTGAGAATATCCCTTTATTTGGGACCCAAGCGCAAAAGAATGAGAATTTGTATCGGATTGGAAACACACGATTACATGGAAGCCCAGCGCCGAGCATTGCTTCTTCTCCGCTATAATAAACGCCTTGGAATTTATGACCGGGAAATCCCGGAAGAATCGGAAATTACATATCCTGAAAAAACGGATGACTTACCCTTGTTTCGGGACGACAATGAAATTCAAAGCGAAAATGGTAACTCCCGTTGATATATTCCGGCGTAAAAAGATAGATGCTCGACCCATGTCCACACGCGAACGGGCTATGCTGCCCGCCGCGGAACGAGTGAATTCTATTTTTACGGCGAACGTTGAAAAAGCGCAGTTCCTGCAACGCCTCGCCGACATGCTTGACGACTTCCTGGCCGGGAAAAGGCAGGAGATCATACTTCCGGACGGCACGTCAACAACGGTGGGCGTGATGCAGGGGAAGGCCGACTTCATAGCCAAGGCCCGCGCTTTTATGGACGCAGAAGGAATGGCAGCGAATGCGGGAGACAACCGCATTACCAACATTGGCGCTCGTTCCCGCCTGTCTCTGATTTTTGACACCTACACCCGCTCCTGCTACGGCCAGGCCCGCTGGGAAAGCGGCATGACCCCGGAAATGCTCTGCTCCTACCCGGCATGGCGATTCGTCCGGCACCCGGGAGCCAGGATGCCCCGCCCGATACATGTCCTGCATGAAGGCGCCGTCCGCCTCAAGACGGACTTCCAATTTTGGGCCGTTGAGATGAATTCTCCGGCCATTGGGGGCTTCCTGCTGCCCTGGCCGCTCTACGGCTTCAACTCTTGGATGGACATTGAATCCGTTTCCCGCGCCGAGTGCATCCAGGACGGTCTGATTGGCCCCAACTGGACTCCCGGTCCGGTGGACATGTCCCGTTTCGGGGCAACGGTGCCGGAACGCCTCATGAACCGCTCTGCCTCCGTTCAAAAGATAAAAGACCCGGCCCTTGCCGCCCGGCTCCGGGAAAGCCTCAAGAAGCGTCTTGGAGTGGATGCCCTGGACAAAGACGGACGGCTTGCCATTCCGGCCCGTGAGCTTGCCCAGCGCATGCAGCGGCAGGCGGAGCAGGAAAATCCGGTAGAAATATCACCGTTGCAAATGACGCTTGATTTGTTTGAGCCTGAAAGAAAGGATTCTGCTATGGCGGGCTTGATGAAAAAAGCGGGGTTGCGTCCGCGCGGGGAGGCAACATTAGGCCAGGTGCAATCATTTTTACATGCCTTGAAAACCCGCCATCCGGAGCGGGACTGGGTCAAAGAAAAGGTAGAAAATGGAATTTCCGGTGAATTCCGTCCCATGGCAAAGGAAACTATCCGTAAAAACATGAATGAATTTATGCGGATGGTGGATCCGGAGATTCTGGAAACGTTGCCGCCGATGAGATCTGTGGACAAGGATACAAATTTTGGCAACAGAGGAAGTTACAACCCCATTACCAGAACTATTTTTTATTCCAGTGGAGAAGAGTTCGATAAGGATAATCATTTCCATGAGCTGGTGCACTGGCTGCACTTTAATGGAGAGAACG